AAAGTAAATAACGAGGGTTATCGACTGATTTGTAAATTCGAGGGTTTCAGCTCTAAGCCGTACCTTTGCAGCGCGAAAGTGCCGACCATAGGTTACGGAAATACTTACTACCTAAATAATAAACGCGTTAGTTTACTCGATAAGCCAATAACCGAACTCGAAGCGTTTGAGATGTTTAAAGTAATAGCCGACAAATTCGCCGCAAGAGTGAGTAAATTAGTAACGGCTCCGCTTGATCAAGGACAATTTAATGCGCTAGTTTCACTAACGTACAACATAGGCCCTGCTAACTTTGAAAAATCCACGCTATTGCGCAAGGTCAACTTCAATCACTTTGATCCGTCAATCCGTGAGGAGTTCTTAAAATGGAACAAAGCAGGCGGAAACGTTTTAAAAGGTCTCACAATCAGACGCAAAGCCGAAGCCGACATATATTTTGGAGAGTAAAATCACATACAAGGGCGAAATCGCCCGCGAGTATATCGCAAAGTTTCCAAAGTCATCAACGATGGCAATCTCAAGACTATTGCACCAAGACTACCCGATTGATTTTACAAGCGTTGACAATGCGCGCGGTATAGTGCGAACACATCGCAACGAACATACTAATAGGCCACAAAAAGACGCAATCGGAGAACGGACTGAAAAAGAAAAAAAAGACTTTATGAAAACAAGTGCATTTGAATTACCTGAAAGTGATTACGAGAAACAAGGCACGGTCATCGTTCCAAACAAAAATATCCTATTCTTAACGGATATACACTTTCCATACCAAAACAACGACGCGCTCCGACTTGCTATCGACTACGGCAAGGCTGAAAATGTGGACTGCGTGTACTTAAATGGGGACACAATTGACATGTATATGCTCTCGCGATTTATTAAAGACCGACGCCTTCGCAATATGGCAGACGAGCTGGAGATGACGCGTAACTTTTTAAAGAATTTGCAAGACCACTTTCAATGCCCGATTTATTATAAGATTGGCAATCATGAGGATCGCTGGCAGAACTTCCTAAAATTACAGGCTCCCGAGTTGTTAGGCATTCCTGACTTTGAACTTGCAACGATTTTAAAGTTTGGCGAGTACGGCGTGCAAGAGGTTAAGAGTAAACAAATCGCAAAGGCGGGTAAATTACCGCTTTTACACGGACACGAATTTTTCAGCGGCTTTGCGCCTCCAGTCAATCCCGCACGAGGTCTATATATGAAAGCAAAAGAGTCTTGCATTATAGGCCACCACCACCGAACAAGCGAACACACGGAGGTTAATTTGAGCGGAGACGTCACAACCACTTGGAGCGTCGGCTGCCTTTCAGGATTAAGCCCGGAATATATGCCTTTCAACTCTTGGAACAACGGCTTTGCCCACATAAAAGTCTCAAAAGGAGGCGATTACGAGGTCAACAACTTGCGAATAGTGGAAAATAAAATACGATAATGCACTTATAATGGAAAATAAAATCAAATATATCCTTATTATATTGCTATTAGTTGGCTGTGGAGCGCGTAAAGTGAACAAAAGCACAACCGAAACGACCACAAAAAGCGAGATCACTGTTGTTGACTCGATTAAAATTGAGACAAAAGAGGACTCGGAAGCTACAATTTGCACCGATGAGTTTGAGATTACGCCAATTGATACCATCAAACCACTTGTCATTATAGACTCGCAAGGCAAAAAGACCACAATTAAGAACGGCCGTATTAAGAAACGAACGCAAATAAGCCGATTTAAGGCGTTAAAATCTCAAAGCGTACACAATACACGCAAAACTCAAAAAACTGCGACACAATCCACCAAAGTAAGCGAAAAACACGTTGAGCGCAAAGAGTCGTTCGGTTGGTTGTGGTTGATCCTTATTATTGCGGTAATTCTCTACATTTACCGCCGCTTTTTTATCTCCCGTTTTATTTAGAATTTGTATAAATAAGCATTAAAAATAAACTTTTTTTAATTTTTTGTTGTTTAATTAATTTCTTGTTATATATTTGTACTCAGATAACAACAAATAAAACCACAAACACTATGAAAACTACAAAAAAACAAATCGTTAAAATCTTAGGTCAAGAAGTAACAGTAGGAACAAAATTGCACGCTAAGCTACTTGCAGAAGTAAAACACTACAATGATTTATCAAACTCAGAAAAATTTTAATGTATCAATATTTTAGTAAATGGCGTAAAGAATGGATTGACTTTACGCCCACAAAAGGACAACTAATCCAAATGCAAAACTATTTTTATCAAATAAGAAAACTATGAAATACTTTTTACAACACCGCAAACCGCAGTACATTTTTTGTTTAATCATGGCCGCATATTTTATCGGTCAACTAATCTTTAGATCATAATGGAAAACTTAGAACTTGAAATCAAAAAACACGAGCGCGCCATCAAAATCCTTGAGGCGTACAAAGAAAGCGACCGCCGCTTTAATGACCACAAAAGTCGAATCGAACGCAACGAGCGTTTATTTGGGTGGGATGTGCAAGACTGGAACAAACAACGAATGATTGCTAACTTTAATATCGGCTTAAGATTGGCCCGAATGTATGAGAACTTATAGACTTTATTATTACACCGAGCAGTTCGATGAGTGCTACGATTACGACATCGACATTGAAGCCAGCAGCATCGCTGAGGCAATACTTATTTTTAATCAATCCTCAATAGTTTGTAAGCGCGTTTGGCGCGTTGAGGAGTTACCATTTAGACCAAGACAATGACACCAAAAGAAAAAGCATTAAAATTATACATCAAATACAGAAAATTAGAGGGCAAATGGGGAGACAAAGTTTTATATAATAATTATGATGTAAAAGAATGTATTTTTATTGCAGTTGATGAATTGATAAATTGCACTTTACCCTGTTGTGAGTTTGGAGGAGAAATTGATTCTTGTACATCAGAGTATTGGACTCAAGTAAAACACGAAATTAAAAAACTATAAATGAGAAACGAACGAGGCGCAGGCCGTAAAACTAAATTTGTTGAAGGCACCCAAACAAAAATACTTCACAAATTAATCCCAGTAGACTCGGAAAACGAGGTAAAACAATCAATCGATAAAATTATTTTAAAATGGATGAGAAAAAAATAAACCTCAAAGAGGCTAAAAAGTTCGACAAGTGGATGAAAAAAACCGTGAAATCGGTTTACTATTCCGATCACAAAAAAATGACTAACGCATACTTAAAACTTAATTAAAATGGGAGCAAACGCAAAACTATTCTTAGAAAATTCAGAGCAACTTATCACGATGTACGAGCCTTCTTTTACAAAAAAAGACGCAATCCTTACAGGCAAGCGCATGGTCGACAACGTTATCAACGAGGGCAACGTGGACAAGCACATGTTTATGGCGAACATTTGCCGACTTAAAGAGGTCGTAAATTCAGCCGACGCGGAAATGAGAAAGCACTTGCCCGAGGAGAAAATGACGTGCTACGGCGTTGAGTTTACTCCAGTAAACGGCGGCGAAACTATAAACTTTGGAGACGATCCGATTTATCAAAATCTCAAGGCCGACCTTAAAGAGCGCGAGGAGCTTTTAAAATTAGCTTTAAAACAAACGCAAACAATTTTAGACGCGTATGGTAACGAGGTGCCTCAAGTATCGGTAACGCCTCGCAAATCATCAATCACATTAAAATTTTAATACAATGGAAGTAGGACAAAAAGTAAGATTAAGAGAGACAAGTATTTTCGCAGCACTGGAAGACCGACACAACCCACGCGACAAGTATGGAACGGTTGTCGAAATAGGCAACGAGTCAAAGGACAAACGCAGAACGCAAGAGCTTCCAGTCGTGGTTGACTGGGGAGGGTTTACAAATAGTTACCGTTATAGCGATTTATATGAGCTTTCGTAGGGCCAAAGAGATAGCAGCCAACATCGAACACGCCACAAATATCGACGTGTTCGAGAATGGTCGCACGCTGCCAGTCGTTGATGTACGCGCATTATTTTGCTACATTTTACGAATAGATTTAAAGTACAAGGTCGTTGATGTTCGGGATATAATTCGAGAACATAGGCCATACGATCACGCAACGGTATTGTATAACGTTCGACTATACGATAGTGATGTAAGATTTAGAAGGCCCGACCTGGAGGAGTTACGAGTTCAATTAATCAATCAGTACTCGCCCTATTTTATGATGCTTAAAAGAGTCAATCCAATAAACGACGAGGAACTAATGCAACAAATAATAAATTTAATCGACCAATATGAAACCACAAAACAAAAAAGAGTTGATCTTTGTGACGCGAGCTGCGATTGAGGCCGCTGCATTTTTACTAATTATAACCGCAATAGTATGGCTAATATCACACCTTTAACCAGGATTAAAAGAGTAATGAGATTTTACTACAACAGGGGGGTAAATTCGGAACGAGTGAACGATTTATACAAAAAAATTTTGTCATACAAATATAAATCAGTAAATTAGCATAATCATAATAACCGCAGCAAGGCT